GATAGAGCTATCCCTTGAAGAGAAAGGGATGAGTCAAAAGCAACTTGCTGGTGAGATTGGAATAAGTCCATCGCGTGTGAATGACTATATCTCCGGACGTTCGGAACCGACCCTCAAAATTGCGAGGTTGCTATGTCGAGTGCTGAATATACCTCCGGCCGCAATGTTGGGATTCTAATCCAAAATACAAATATGAAAAAGAGAAAGAAAATAGTATTACTACTAGGTGCAGGTTTTCCTGTAGCATGGGGAGCTCCATTTTCCAAAGATATTCTTGATAGAATAATTGAAGATAAAGAATATATGTATGATAGTAATACAACTTGGGGTAAATTTATATTTGATACATTAAAATCTTTTTATGAAGAGGAGGACGGAGTCACTGTTAATTTCGAGACAGTGATTGCTGCATCGGAATCTATAATGAATTATGTTATAGCGTCAACCAATGAAAACAGGAATTCGTATAATACGTCATTTACTCCTGCTGTTAATGTCCTAATAGACTCCATCCAGCAAAAACTAAATGAGATATCTGATAAATTAGAGAAAAGGAGGCATTTTTATTCTATATACAAACATTTTGTGGATATTGTTATTCAACTCATTAAGGGATATGATGAAAAAGCTTGTGCTGCTGAGTATAAACTACTAAATGAAAGATTGAACGAATTTATTGAATCTTTATTGAACAAGAAATATTCAGTAAAAATATATACCACAAATTATGACGCTATGATACCTCAGATTCTTTCAAAGCGTAAAATATATATGGGGGAACATTTGTTATCTGATTATAGTATTGTTTATAAAGCTGATTATTTAAGAAATAAAGACTCTCATTTAAGTTACTTTTACCTACATGGCTCTATCTATTGGACTTTTAAATTTGTAGAGAATAAATATAGAGTTGTAAAATCTACGATAACTGGAGAGGTGCAATCCTTAACTGCTCAAGGCGGAAATCCGAGTGAGAATTTAATTTTTAGCCCGATAATTGTTGGGTATACTAAGACTCAAAGAAGTCTAATGAATCCTTTTAATATCGGATTTACTAATTTTGCAAATGATTGTAATGATTGCAATAAGTTGCTAACAATAGGGTATTCGTTTTCTGATCCACATATTAATTCTATAATTCAAACTAATGTAGACTTTAATAAAGTTCGGCTTGCATATATAGGATTCGTTGAAAGGTTTGAAGGTTCTTCAGAGTATACGAAAATAGATTACTTCATAAGAAGATTGTATAAAAAAAACGAGGATGAAAGTTGGTTCAACTCAATTAATAATAATTTTGTTGCATATAAAAAAGGGTTTTCTAATTTTATAGAGAATAGAGATAATTGGACTAAGATTTAAAGATTGCTAGCATAAAAAAGGCGTGATTCACTCAGTTTCACGCCTTTTTTATACTCATTTCCCACAATCACCTGATTGTGGTTTTCTACCACTCCAATTATTCCCCTTTCATTCACTTACTGACTACTTTATATACCGTATTTACGACAATGGATTGATTGTCGTGAATGGGAAGCCTAAATATTTATCAGTCATCTGTATTGGTAGTATTTTTATTTCCGCAAATTGAATCTCAAATTTTAATTCATACGGTATGACAATCTTAGAACAAATTTTGGCAGGGCTGCAACAGAAGTTTACTGGGGTGGACACTGCTATCTTAACCCGAATCGCTACTAAAAAAGCAGAGGGTGTAACGGACGAGACAAAGGTAAACTCAATTGTTGAGGGTATCAGTTTTTCGGACGTGCTTAACTCCTATGGTGATTTCCGTGCCGGGGATGCTTCCAAGACCGCAGTTTCCAACTACGAGAAGAAACATAACCTTAAAGACGGTAAGCCAATCGAGACTACCACAACCATCAAAACGGAAGAGAATAAAGACGATGTGCCTGCATGGGCGCAAGCTTTAATTGACTCCAACAAGAACCTTTCTGATAAGCTAACACAGTTAGAAACGGAAAAGGCTCAAGCAACACGTAGCCAGCAGATTTTGGCAAAGGCAAAGGAGTATGGTATTCCCGAAAACTACGCCAAACGATGCGCCATTAAGGACGATGAGGACTTGGACGCATACTTCAAGGACTTGAAGCAGGAGTTCGCAAATGACGGCTTCAAAGGCGTAACCCCTCCCGAATCAGCGGAAGAGAAGATTGAGAAAGAATCTGAATCTATCGCTAAAATGATTGATGAGGGTACGAAAACTATTGTTGAACAAAACAAGAATTAATTATGTCAGCAGGATTTAAGTATGACTTGGTTCCGCCCGTTGAGCAAGAGGAACGCTACGATGTCCAGACCGGCATTCGTAGACGTGGTCCGTTCAAACTTGATACGCAGAACCTGGTAGTGGGAAGTTTTCTTCCCGGATTTACACCGATTTGTGCGGACTTGAAAAACAAGTTCGCTTATGCGGTAATCAATGTGAGAGTTGCGGAAGCCTATACCACTGGTGGAGAGGCTTTGTCTATCAAAGTAGCTAAGAACTCTTTGGCTTATGTGGGTATGTTTGTCGGAAACGGCAAGAAAGGTGCAGAAGTAACGGCAATTGATAAGTCTAATGCCAACTACGATGTATTGACTATCAAGGCTGCTTTTGGTGAGAATATTGCCAAAGATGCTGTATTATTCAATGCGGTTGCAGTTGATGGTTTAAAGCAAAAGCATGTGGCTAATTCGGCTCTGTTTAACCGTACAAAGGTTGAGGACGGAATCACATTGGTTTCATTGCTTCGTACAGCCGCAGAAATTGAACCCTCAAAATTGGTTATGCCGTTCTCCGAGAACGATAAAGCCAACATGAAGGGATGGTTTGAATTTAACGAGTAAGGAGGTAGGATATGTTTTTAACGATTCAAACATTATTCGATGATGCGAACATTGTTTCCGCTATCATCAGACGTGTGAACCAGACACGCACGGACACAATCTATTGGCAGCAGTATCTTACTTTCCGCAGAGTGACTACTCGTGTGTTCAAAGACTATATCGGTTCTGTAACTGGAGTTATGGCCGGATCCATCAATTCGCGTTTTGGAGAGAAACCCATCCGTGAACGTCGGAACATCGGTTCCGGATATGGTGAGATTGCCTATTTGGGTGATGCTTATCAGATGTCTATTGACCGTCTTTCTGAATTGCAGGATTTGATTGACAAGTTCAATGCCGCTAAGCCAGCCGACCAAAAGGCTGCAATGGAAGAGATTGTAAACTTCCTGGCAGACGACTACCGTCAGATTACCCTTGCCGCCCACAAGCGTATGGATATTATTGTCGGTGCGCTGTTGATGCTTGGTGAAGCCACCGTTTACAACAAAGACGCTGCAATCACTTCCGGTCAGACCAATAATAAACTGCTGGAGATTACCCTTCCGTTCAATTTTATCAAGCCGAAAAGTGGAGATGTGGTTGTGGACGGAAAGAATATGTTTATCTCTTATTTGAGAGAGAAACTTCATTCCTTGGCACCGGACTATGGCGTTTATGCCAAGATGGTTATGACTCGTGCATCTTTCAACAAGCTTATTCTTGGTTCATCTGAATTTGGTGAGCAGTACAAGATGATTCTCGGCAGCAACGAAATGAAGTTGAGTACGGGATTGGTTTCCTCTTCTTTGGCTTCCGAAGTGTTCACCGGCATCGGTTTGCCGCGTATTGAAATCAAGGAGGACTACGTGAAAGACCAGACGGGAAAGAATGTGCAGATTTACGCGGATAACCGTATTACTCTGTTACCTTCTGACAACATTGGTTATATGCGCCATCATACCCCGTATGAAGCGACAGACCCAGTACAAGGACGTACTTATATCCCGTCAGAGGGGCAGATGCTTATCTCCAACTACCGTGACAAAAACGGTCGCTACATGGAATATACGGCAGAGTGGATTCCGCAGATTTCCAATCCAGATTTGATTACCAATTTCGATTTGAGCGAAATTGCATCCATTCAATCAGCATAAGGGGGTAGGATATGAAAGTAAAGGTTATATCAGTTTTCCGCGACAAGTTCACCGGAAAGTATTATACTCCCGGTGAAGTGATTGAAGTCGGTGAGGAAGCCCGTGTGCTGGATATGGAAAGCCGCAGACTCGCTGAACGGATTGAGGTAAAAAATCCCGAAGTGAAAGCCCCTGAAGAAAAGAAAGAGGTGAAAATTTCCCTCTTTGAAAAGGAGTTTGAGAAGAAGGCTTTGATTGATGCTTTGAAGTCTATCGGTGCGCAGGCTTCCGGCAATATGAAAGAGGAAACTCTTTTGGCTAAGGTTGCAGAACTGGATGAAGAATCAACAGCCAAACTGAAAGAAGCATTAGGTATCGAGTAAAAGGATAGGGTAGTGCTTCTACCCTTCCATTGTCTAATTTTATAAATCAGAAAAGAAATGAAGAATTTTATTTTTGCCATGTGTGGCTTTTTAATGATGTCTTTGGTTTCGTTGAGCGTGCAGGCATCAAGTGTGGAATCTCCTAAGTGTGAATACGTGAATCCATCGGTTGATGTTGGTCTGCCGGATATTCAGTTTATCACTTTGGAAACGGCTCCGGCTGATTGTGTTGTACTGACCATGACGCATCCCATGTTTTTGGTTGCAAATAACCCGGCTATGATGTGTTCGATAAAAGAGGGAATGGCTATTCAAGGGGTACGAATTAATGTTCCCAAATGTCCGTTCAGATACATCTATAAATCTAAACATTGTACGCATTATAGCTATACCGCATATAGTAAACTGATTACACCATATTGAATGATATCAGCCATGAGTAACAAGGAGTTTGTATTAAGCCTATTTGATAAGAACACCCCGTCTAATCTTGTAGTTGAAAATATACTTTCAAGAACGGGATTGGATGGTGAAGAACCTTTTGCCGAGGAAAATCGGGCAAGATTAGAGGTCGCTTGTGCAAAGCAAATTCCGTGGATGATACAAAATCCATCTTCGGTCAGCGAAAGCGGATTTTCTGTGTCTTGGTCTAATCATGTTGATAGCCTAATGAAATTGTACTCATGGCTGTGTAAACAGTACGGTTTGAAAGACGAACTGGGTAACAAACCTAAAGTGACTTTCTTATGATATTCGCTCCACACATATTGCAGGTAAAAGTTATCACCCCGATGGATAAGGATGAGTTTGGCAGACCTATTCCCGGAACAGGTGATGAATACTGGCAGGAAGTATGCAAGTGCCGTTGTGATGATAACACTACCAAAGAGTTTTCATCTGATAACGGCTCTGTGTATCGTCCGAATTATCATGTAGTATGTGAGAAAAGAATTACTGTCAAGGCTGGCGATGAAGTACGTTGCATGGATGGTGATGGCGTAAGAGGTCAAGGCGAAGTCTACACGGTAAAGAGTACAAACTACTTTAACTACTCGGAATTATGGATGTAGATTTCGATTTCTCAGATGTCGACTCCTTTTTCGATGAAGGAGAATGGGAGGTCGAAAAGAAGATGATTGATGTAGGTGATGAAGCTGTGAAGTACGCAGAGGAACATGGGGATTATCAAGACCATACACTCACTTTGAGAACGTCCAATGATTACGATGTCGATAAAGATGGTTTGACACTGAAAAACGAAGCGGAATACGCATCATTCGTAGAATCTAAAGGGTATGATGTTTTAAGTGGTGCCGCTCTTCATGCGGAGAAACGATTAAAAGAAGAATTTGAAAAATGAAAAAGTATATTGGTACAAAGTTAGTTCAGGCTACACCTGCAATTCGCAAGGGTGGTAAGGTATATCTGCCCACTGATGCTATTCCAAGAACTATGGAACAAGTGGAAGAAGGATACAAGGTGGTATACGAAGACGGCTACGAGAGTTGGTCGCCTAAAGATGTGTTTGAAAAGGCATACAAGGTGGCTGAAACATTCAAAGACCGCTTACTTATCGAACGGCAGGATTTGGTTGAAAGATTTAGTAACTGTGTGCTTTTGTAGACACTCCCAAGTTTAAAGAAGTTGTAAAAGACGAACACCAACGTGATTTGCTTCTGCAACAGCGCGATTATATGGGTGAGTATCTGAACATTCTCAACCAACGTATCGAAGCATTAGTATGATAGTAACTACCGACATAGGAAACATTCTCTATCGGGACTGCAAGGCTTTCGGAATAGATATAGTGCCTGATGGTGAAACGCTGACGGGTGAATTGACCTCTGAAAGAATCGTTATCCACACGAAGAAACAACAGCCGGGAAAGTATTGGAAGAAATCTTTCGCAGAAGTGAATCTATGTGTACCCAATTTAAGCGAGAATGAAGCGAACACAATCCGGCTTAACGAACTTGAAAGAAAGGCTGGTAAGCTGCTTGATGATGTAGTAAGCACCTATGACGGTACAACCTATCGTTACTCTATC